TACGGTTTGGTATCGTATAGCTAAGGCACATTTCTATTGCATGCAACGTAAAGTTTTCATGCTGTCGGATGGAGCCATGCTACAACAAACTCAGCCTGGTATCATGCCAAGTGGTTGGTATCTTACTTCTTCAACGAATTCTTTTGTTCGCAATCTCAATTCTTATCACATCCAACGTGAATGGCATGGTGATGAGTCTTGGTGTATTGCTATGGGAGATGATTCGGTAGAGAAGTATGTTCCAGAAGCCCAGGAGTTATATGCAAAATTAGGGAAGCGTTGCAAGATGTATAACATCATTGAACGTGACTTCGAGTTTTGCTCAACCCTGTTCCCTCTTGTAGGATTGGGACGCCCTGTAAACATTGACAAAATTTTGGTCAACTTTCTTTCCAAGGCGAACCTTCCCCGCGAGGAAGCTGCAATTCATTACAATGAATTCCTTTATAACATTAGGAATCTCAGTGATGAAGAGCGCGCCGATCTCATCCGATTTGTCGGGGAGACTGGTTGGGAAAACTAACTTTCCGTGATCGTCTGGCCTAGACGTTAACTTGGCCCTCCCCCCCGTGGATTCGGGCACCTGGTAGTGTGAGAAACTACCTCTCAGGTGGCAAGCTTAAATTCCGATTAGGAAGCACGTTGTGTGTTTGTGTAAATCCTGTTTAAAGCTTAGCAGTGCTATAACTGTTATTGGGTCCGCCTGTGTCATTCTCCAAAATCTCTTTGAGTGCTAACCAAAAGCCAAGAGACTACACGGAGATCCCTTTATGGTTGCAGGAAGATGTATAGTCCCGGTTTGTCATACGGTATCCAATACAATGGCAAAACCAAAACGTACGAACAAGACTCCATCCGCCCGTGTGGCGGCTCTCGAGCAAAAGCTAGCCCAGTTAACTACTGGCAAAACTAAGAAGCAAAAGAAGACACCATTTGGTGACGTCGGGCATATTGTCGGCAATGCAGCCGGCAGTATGTTTGGTAATTCAAAATATGGTGCCGGCATTGGCAGATGGTTAGGAACAGGAATTGGTTCAATCTTCGGTTCCGGAGATTACCAATTGGCTGGTCCAGCCCCATCTTACAATGTTTTGAGTTCAGCTCAAGTTCCTAAGTTTTCCTCTACAAAAGCAACTAATGTTGTTTGTCATAGAGAGTACTTGGGAGACATTCAAGGAACTGCTACATTTAACAATTCCTCTTATCCTCTGAACCCTGGTATGAGCCAGACCTTTCCCTGGTTATCTACCATTGCTCAGAACTACCAAGAGTATAAGTTTCATGGAG